TGACGATTGGTTTTTTCAGCGCTACATAGCGGCACAGGCAAAAATATCTTTAGGAAGAATACTTGGATTTTTTACATTCAACCTGCCAGGCGGAATTACCATTAATGCGGACAGCATTCGTGATGAAGGAAAAGAGGAATTGGAAGCAATTTTAACCAAAATTGATGAAGAAAACTCGCCTGATTGGTTTTACATATTTCATTCTTTTGCTCCTTGGATAGTAAGCACAGGAATTATAGGCTCATTATTTATGTAAGTCTGGCGTATTTTCATTAAAAATCTACTAAAATATGCTCAGAGAAATTTACATAATCAATCAATTAGAACCAAGCTACAATGCTTTCAAAATCGAGGAACGCGATTCGGTAAAAGCACTTGTTCAAAAGATCAAAATGATTATGTTTACTCGAAAGGGTGACATACTTGGAGATCCTAATTTTGGAATTAGTTTGGAAGACTTACTATTTCAATTTGGTTTTAGTGCAAACGAATTGAGACTTGCCTTTGACCAACAAATTGCTTCATATATTCCAGAGGCGACAGATTTTGACTTAAAGATCGATGTCAATTTTGTTCCTGGGACTGTGAGGGATCTTGCATACATAGATATATATGTTAACGGGACCAAAGCATTTGGTCTAGTCGCCGAATAACATAAATCAAAGTATGCTCGAGATATTCAAACTCACCAGAATACGTTTTGACCAGCTTTACCAAGACGCAAGAGCTTATTTGCAGTCGCGGTACGAACAGGCCGATCAGGTATTTTCAACAGCCTCACCGTACGGACAGCTTCTTCAAGTGATGCTTGACTTGGGCAGATTGATGTTTTATTACATTGAAGACAGTTTACAAGAAACCAACATACTAACAGCGCAACGTCCTAATTCAATTCGTGGTTTAGCACGAATTGCGGGTCACAATCCAACCAGACCGATTGCGGCGTCAGGTACTCTTAGACTTTCATACAATGGTGGTACTCTTGATATGTATGGAAATACTGCTATTATTCCAAACTACACCACTCTTTTATGTAGATCTAATGGTCTAACATACACTATCATATTGGATCAGGAGGCGGTAGCTCTGGAACTTAGCGGCAAAAATAGCATTGACGTAGTTGCATACCAAGGAGCAATTGAAACGCAATCATTTACAGGTTCTGGAGAAGAGCTACAATCATTTAACACTGCCCCGAAGAAAAACTTTAACATCGACAATTTTTATGTAAAAGTTTATGTAAATAATGAAGAGTGGCAAAAATACGAATCCCTGTACGATATGTCATTTGAAACACCTGGCTGTGTTGTAAAAACGGGCATTGATAACGGAATTGACATCTATTTTGGAAACGGCTATTTTGGAAAAGTGGTGCCACTTGGAGCGGTTGTTAGAATTGAATATCTTACCACCTCAGGAAATGCCGGCAACATTATATCGGATGATCAACCTGCATACAAATTTGTAGATAGTGGTTATGACATTGCAGGCGAGGAGTTGGATTTGAACAAAATAATTACAATAGGAACTGCTATACCAATGTCATTTGGAACTGATGCAGAACCCGTATTTTTGACTAAGCTTCTTGCTCCAAAAGTAAGCCGTGCATTTGTATTGGCAAACGTTGATAACTATGTTTACTTCCTACAAAAATTTAATTTCTTTTCTGTTATTGATGCGTTTAATACTCTTGGTGATGAAAACTTAGAAGACGATAACACAGTTTACCTATTTCTTGTACCGGATGTAAATAAACGAAAAAGCTCCGCTGATAACTACTTTACAGTTCCAATTGAGCTCTTTAGATTAACCGAGGCTGAAAAAACAAAAATTTACGATCTTATAGAAAAAAGTGGACAAAAGCTTATGACAGTTGTCAATAAAATTATTGATCCTCTTTTTAGCAAATATGTGATGTTTGTTAATATCACAGCATACGAAGGCTTTAATAAAGACATTATTCGCCAGCAAATAATTTCTAAATGCTCTGATTATTTTTTAAGTAGTCGCAGAAGAGACCGCATACCCAAGTCTGATTTGATATCCGTGATTGAAACGGTGGAAGGCGTGGATAGCGTTAATGTATATTTTGTTTCAGAAAAAAATGAAGTGTATAAAAAGATTCCTGCAAATGCAGAAAAACCTGACATTGGGTTAGACGAGTTTGGCGATATCATCATGGACCGAGGCGAGCTTGTTGTAATTCGTGGAGGGTGGACTAATCGCTATGGCGAATACTTCAATCCGGGAATTGACAGTGGAAAACCTTCAACGCTAAACATTACATTCAGCAAAAAGGACACGCCTAAATCACTTAACATGGAGCTTCATAGAGTAGAAGTCAATAACATAAAAAGGACACTATGATACAGAGCAATCAAAAACCCGGACCTCATTTAGAAAGGCCATCATACTACAATTGGATGATTCATCAGCAAGACAATTTGAAGAATCAAGGGTTTGATTATGAAAACCGCTTATTAGAAAAAACAATGTCAACATATAACTTTGTGGATCCACGAAAAGAATTTTTTCTTGCACAGTTTCAAAAGATGCTAGTGTTTTTAATTAATTCAGTAGGAAGCATCAAAAAGTCATTTAATTACACGGTAGACAAAAACTACAAAGTACACTCATAATGCTATTAACAAATAGGCTAAATTTCTTTGATAAACTTGGCAATGAAATAAATCTTTTGCCGGATCCAGGGATACTTGTCGATGTTATCGACCCAATAGGTGCCGGTGGAGGTGCGGTTTTTAACGTTTATACTAATCGAAGTGGAAACATCGAAGTTTTAGAAATAGTTTCCAGCGGCCAAAATTACAGCTCTTCCGGAACGTTTTTGCGCTTTACAAATGCTATTACAGGATATGTATGGGATAGTTCACCAACAAATCTTACAATCAATCCACTTACAGGAGAGATTACAGCATTTACCGGTTTATCGTTTACTGGCACAGGCGATTTTGTACCAGAAAATTCTAATTTTCCGTATCCGGCTGTTACGTGGAAAGGTGAAATGTATTTTGACATGGTTTCAACTGGGCTTGTTGAAAATCAGGAAATTTTTATACTTGAAAAAGTTAACACCGTTGTCGATTCCAATAAATTTTATCATTCATATCCAAGAGGAGAAGAAGGCCCAGTAAACACTCTGGGATTTTATTCAAACTCAGCAGCCTCCGCTGGACCAAGCGGAACCACAAATTTAGGAGTTGGCATGGTAGAGGCAGCAATTGCATCCTTTACTGGAAATGTAAGTGCTAATGATGACAAAGTTTACTCCCTACTTACAACTGCAGGTCTCTCAGTTGGAATGCGAATTGATGGCCCAGGAATTCTTACAGGCAGCACCATTATAGAGATTGTTAATGCAACAACCATTCAAATTTCTAATAAAGCCGTTTCTACCAATTTAGGTGGTACCTACGAGGCTTATGTACCACATGGATTTATTAGTGGAATGCTTATTCGTGTGGGCGACTCCATTTTATCAAACCCTCTTGCAGGAACCTATACGGTAACAAATGTAACTGATAGAAGAGTTTATTTTTCTACGCCTAACAGCGTTCCTACGTTGCCTCCTACACTTTCCTCTCCCAGCGGCTTTTTTAGAGCAGCACCTGTTTGGAGAGGGCGTATCGTTGGTTTGGAGGAAGAGATATTTTTGTTTACAGTATCATACGAAGAAGACTATCCCGTCATTACCAAGGTGGAAAATGTTATCGAAAGTCCTTTGGATGTTGATCTTTTAGCGCTACAAGACATTTACTATCAAGGAGGCGTTACCATATCCAACCCGGCAGGTGATTTGCAGTATCGGACCGTTCAGGAAAACCTGGAAGAGAGAATGCTACGGTTTCACCTGGGGTTTTCTGCGGGAACAGAAGGAAGTTACATTAGACTTTTTGCTCTTGAAGACATCACATTTCCATATGCCCCTGTTTTAATTTCACAAATTTCTCTACGCGGAGAAGCAGAAGATGAAGATCCCAGGCTAGCAAGACTATTACAAAACTTTGGTAGGGATGTAACAGAACAGCAAGAACTTATACTACGTGATAGCGATGTTAATGAATCACTACCTGATTACAGGCTTCTTAATCGAAAGCGCAAAGAGATGCTTTTGCAAGGAGACCAGATCTGGCCGTATATGGGTTCATATAAAGGTATTGTTAATATAGTCAATTGGTTTGGTTATTATGATATGCGCATCAAAGAGTATTGGCTAAATGTTAATAAAGATGACGTTTACTATGGAAAGTATAAGCAAATACAGATACCTTTTCAATTAGAAGATCGTGGAGTTTCAGCTAGTAGCATTGATATGATGCCTAGCAAAGTTTACAAGAAAACAAACAAATTTGGACTCTTTTATGACTTAAATAAAGAGAGTGGCGTTTTAGATGAAAATGGAGTTCCGCTAACAGTAGACTCTTTTCAGTTTAGCAACGAGGAAATTCTCATAAAGCTGTTTGCGTTAAAACAATATCTAGTAAATACGTTTTTGCCTTTAAGCGCTAAAATTGTAGACATTGTAGGAGAGGGAGTTTATTACGAAAGATACGCAGCCAACACGTGGAATGACAGAGTAGACCAATTTGTAGTGGACCTTACTCGCCAAATTGACTTTACGGCCGAAAATGATCGTGTTCAAATAGTTGACGCCAGGGAGTATGACAATGCTGCCGAGGCTTTTGTATACGAACCAGGTCTCAATCCACTCAATTCTTTTTACTCAACATACACAATTAATGGCGTTACAATTACAACGCCAGCCACAGTCCCGTCAGTTCCATTACTCTCGGTTAGCACTCTATCAGGAAATGCTAGCCCTTCACAAATTTGGGCAGGCCAGGCATTTGTTCGAGGTCTTGCTGGTACCTATGTTGTGGGAGTAAATTCCAACGGAGGTTTAGGATACCTGGTTGGAGACATCATAACACTAGCAGGCGGTGCATTTACACTACCTATACGCATAAGAGTCACTGGTGTAATACCAGGCGGTGTTGTTACTAATTTTGAAATACTATCAGGACTTAATCAAGGAGATCGATATCTTTCACTTCCTGATTCCTTTTCACAGATTGCTGTAATTAGTGAAGACTTGCTTACCAACACTTATTTTTCTGGTATTGGTACTGGATTTCAATTGCTAAACACAGACATACAATACCAAATTCATGCGGTAAAAACTACAACAATCGGCAAAGGCTATCCAGTTCTTGACACGCTAATACTAAATGTTTTCAATCCAATTACCTCTGCACCCTATACGCCTGTTTATGCCTTTGATGTAAAACAGGTAAACGGTCCAAAGGTTGGATATTTTGAACAAGGCAAAGACTTGTTGGCTCTTACAAATGAGCCTAATGTTCCAGTAGCAGGCTTTCTAAATCTTGAAGCTCTTGGTTTTACTGTTACGTGGAATGAAATGACATTTTCATGGAATGCGCTTCAAGGAGCATCCGATGCTCTTTTGCGAGCGTATGTGGATCCGCTACCAGCAGGATCGGGTTCTGTACTAGGTTTGGAAATTGTTAGCCCAGGCAGTGGCTATAATTTAACTCCAGCAATTCAATTTGTTGGAGGTGGCGGTTCTGGTGCAACCGCGGTTTCAAAGATATTTGATGGAAAACTACAAATAATTGAAGATGTGGTCACAGCAGCCGTTCCGCTGTCCCCCACAACCACTAGATTACTTCTAGCTACACCTTTTTCTATAACCAATGTACCGTATACCATTGGTGCAATGGTGTTCGGAGAAGACACCAGTGGCGCCCAGATTCCAGTCCCTGCGGTTATTGTGGCTCTTGATCTTGTTGGAGGTACATACATTGACATTAACATGTTTACTACCAACTTTGTATCATCGCCAGGAAATTTTACTGTAAAAATTCACGAAGGTGCTCTACTGATTACAGCCGGTTCTAGCTATGTAAGTGAGCCTAATGTAAAAACTGTTGGAGGCCATACAATAACTCTCTATACATGGGATGAAATGGGAAGAGGTAATTTTTATGAAATGAGATGGTTGGTTAATAGCGAACCAGGAACCACAAACTTCATATATGATTCAGGTCAAAAAAGTATTGATCAACTTATTAATCATACAGTACAGCTTCCGTTCAAAGGATTTTATCGAGTAGAACTTATTGTGTATGACACGGACAATAATTGGATCAATGAGATTAAACGAAACTATGTAGAAGCCTTTATGCCTGAGGCCAGTGCTGCAATGATTACCCGGTATGTGGGGCCATCGTATCCACCAGGCGCTCCAGTTTTAACGGGAGGGACTGGCAGCCAATCAAACATTTTGCAATTGCAACAAAATTGCGTAGACACCTGGGAAGAGGGGATTTTTCAATGGGATGAGTATTGGGGAAGATGGGTTAACCCATTTAAGACTTGGACTACGTGGGCAGACTGCGACGTGGAATGGGCTACTCTAGAGGTTACTCCTTTAAGCGAAGAAAATAATTGGAACTATCCGGTAGCACCAAGTTATGAAGTTTATCGAGTCTCTGCGTATGATTATTTGGTTGGGGCAATAACCGCTTTTAACCCAGTAACACCTACGGTTACAGTAACGGTCGCAAATACCAGTAACCGTCCAGAAGTTCAAGTGGGCGAATGGGTGTACATCAAACGCGACAGTTTGCTCTATTTTCAAGCGGAGGTAACTGCTGTGTTAACAACATTGCCTACTGTTACGTACACGCTATCAGGTACCACTGCATTTCCGCAAAACTTTTTAGACAATCCAACTGCCTGGAAATTTTATCGAGAGGTTGAAAATACAGTTGTGGTGGAAGATGACTTATACACGCCTGGCAATGGAAAAACCCTGGTCCCTGGGCAGTTCATAACTCTTGACAAGCCGTACCAAACACCACTAAATGATAGCCGCTGGAATTTATTACAGCCTCCATATCACTGGGGAATTCCTATTGAGGCAAAAGTTCCAGATCCGATATCTGGTGCAGATGCTGGAATTGAAATTAACTCTGGATTTGTAGGAGATCCTTTTCTTACTCGGGAATGGGTAAATGGCCAAATTTATCAATATCGAAACGCTTCGCCTACAAACGGTTATCTTACCTTGTTTTCTCCGGTGAGTTCCTATGGCCCAACTACGGTTTACCTTGAAAGACTGGAATCACCTACAGAGGAAAATTGGGGTAATCGTGGAATGATATACATCAACAACACAGCTGGTAGTATGCTTCAAACAACGGCAGATCCTATCAATGAAATTCGTCCGGGTTTTACAATAATTACGCTTCTTATAGGCCGGGTTACAAATACTGGGTCTGGAGGTGGCTATAATTGGCTTACGCCTCTTAGTCAAGCCCCTCTGACAGCTGCGGTAATTAGCAATTCAATTTCTTCGGTTGGAAATAGCAATTTTTATATGCGCTATGGATCTCTACCTTCCCTTTTAGGAACTTTTACCGCACCTACACTTACAACTACTAATGTTACGCCACCTACATATTTTGGTCAGGGGAAAACTCTCTATGTTCAATCGCTAAATCAATTGTGGGTACAAGACTACAATCCTGGATCTTTTGGACTTGTTAGAGTGTATAACTTAACCACTGGTATAATAACAAGTCTCTCAAATGGCGGTCTTGGTGATATGGTATATAACCCAGCATCTAATGAAGTTCTTATTGCACGATCAACAACAGCAAGCGGTGTAATACGTCGATATAATGCTTCAAGCTTAACTATTGCTGGCCAATTTTTCTCAGGAATGGCTCGAAATACCTTTATGGCATTTGATGAGGTTAACCTAAATTTATACACTACAAACAGCTTAGGCGATTTTAGAGTTATTGACTGTGATCCTACATCCGGTACATATCTTACTACAATATACACGCCTGCACCAGGATCGTTGCCGGTTAACTTTTGTAGACAAATGATGTGGAATCCAGCAGACAATGCGGTTGTTTGTAGCGATTCTTCCAACGCCTCACTGTTTTATCGAATTGATGGAAATACTTTTGCTCTTACTACATATAACATTTATGCTCCTGGTTTAGGGGTAACACAAACAGCAAATTGTCTTTTGCATAACCCGTCGTCCAATACCATTTGGATAGGGCTAAATAATGTGTTTACCAATACGTTAGCATCACCAAATTATGAGTCCTCTATTATTGTAATAGATGATTCAACATACACGCCTGTACAAATAATTGATCAAGGAATAGGTCAAACTTTCAGAACAAATGATTTGACTTATGATCCTCTTCGACAAACGGTAATAGTTGCATCAACTGACAGTTTTTTTAGCTTTTCTCTTAGGGAGCTTGGCGGAACTGTTGAAGATTTTTATGAGGGTGATACCATTTATCAACAGCATTTTCGTACAATCAACATGTACACTGATACAGGCAATCAGGGTCACCCGTATGACATTTGGAACGAACCTACAAATTCAGAAATAATTGCAATTGAGGTTGCAACTCTTGATGGAAAGAAATTTGATGAAATTTATGAGCAGCTTTCACAAGTAAGCCCTTCAACTACATTTGCCTGGATTGAGTACAAATATAACGTATTTCCTTCACGTACCTATTTTAATCAGTCTCCGGGTAATTTAGAACTCTACATGGACTTTAACACGCGTCCAATACTTGGTGCGTTTGAAAACAGTTCCGCTTTCCCAGCAAATATCGTAGATGGTACCGGTTGGTATTATGATCATGCAATTTCGCAAGGAAACTTTGCAGTAGAGGTTACAAATGTTGGGCGATTTGAAGAAAATCCGGGCTGGACACTGGTAACCGTTAAGGATCCGGATAATGAGCTCTATCAATGCGATTCCACTTTCTTGGAAAAGGCACGTGACTTTGACGAAGACTATGCAGAGACACATTTAGGTGTAAAACTTGTATGGGATGAAATCTATAATGTAGATTGGAAGTCTCTTTGTTCACAGACATGGGGAAGTCTGGATTGGCCTTACAATTTTTACTCAAACTATCGATGGTTTGTTGAAATTGATACAAACTACCCACATACAATACGCCTCAATGAGGATGTCGGGTTTGTGGTTGATTTATCTGCGTGCACAGGTGTTACCGCGGATATTGCTACTCGCTTGGTTTCTGTGCTAAACAATACTTTTTATGACCCAACGCCTTCTTTGCCAGGGCCATCGATAGCAAGAAACGAAAATCCCGAACTTACCAAGTTTAATTATAGAATTCAAACGGTTTATCAAGATCCAGTGACTTCAATCGTATCTCAAGGACTTGATACGATTACAAGAAATTACACATGGGGAAACCCTACTGTTTTTAATCTATTTGGCGTTTCTACGGGATTGGTGGCTGGCTACTATCAATATGCAAATTTTATACAACCAGGGTGGTTTGTTTCAGCGGTAGCGCCAGGCACAGTTACACTAATTGCGTCGCCTTCAGCAGTTGGTCTGGTTCCGTGGATTCCCTCTTGTGTAATTAGCGTAGATCTAGTAAATGGCAGTAAAATACTTCAAAATATAAAAGGTTTTGAGGCTGACTTTCCACAAGGCGGATGGATTTATGACCCGGCAACTGCTGCAGTTATCGGAGAATTTGGCCCAGGTATTGGAGCAATTGAGGAAAACAGTGGATTCGTCTACTACATTGAAATGGACACTGCTGCAACATTTACAGCCTCTTCTTATCACTTGGAAGTTTATCCAAGAAGAAGCGGTTCAGTACAGTTTATCAATCCGTTTTTACCGAGCGGCTCTGACATATATGTGTATGCATATGCCAAAAACCCAGGCACGGCTCCTCTTGGATATCTTCGTGGTTATTATGAAAATACACCAGGATCATACGTATCATACGAGTGGTGGCCTACACATTCATATGATTCAACTTTTAGTGTCCCAGTGGAGTGGAACCACAGCTTCCCCCTTGGAAATTACTATGATTGGATAGGAAATCCTGAAATTTTTTATGGCGGCGGCCTAGAAAAAACAACCATACAGTTTTCACAGCCGTACCGCAATGCACAAACCTACATTTATGAAGGCGGAGAAAACCGCACATACTCTGCCGATGGCGGAGGGTGGTACCCATCAATAACATGGGGCTCATATGCTGGATTTCCGGATGGCGCTGTCGACTTTGGATCAACTAGATTTGAAAATTTGTACAAACCAATCACAAAGGTAACGATATTTGACATAGCTGGTGCTCCTGTTTTAGATCCTCTGGGCGGTGACCTCTTCCTTATACTTAATACATGGTATGACGGCGTTGCTATCATATACACAAACTTTAACAATCAGCCGTTTGACTTTACATCTGCGAGTGTATTAAATGGCGCGGATCTTACAATTAATTTAGAAGATGTTGATGGCGACGGCCAATCGCAAACATTTAATTGTGTAGTAGCGCATGACACTTTAGGTATTTTGGCTAACAGCGTTGCATATTTTTCAGCAGATTTTACGCAAGATTTATCCTTGGTAAATGATTACCAATCATTTGAACTTACAAACATTGCTGGTGTGGCTCCTCCACAGGCGGTACTCTATCCAGGCATGGTTGTGGGTAATTTAACCTCACCGTTGCAGTTTCAACAAGCGTTCTCTACCAAAATTGTGGAAGTTGACGACGAATTGTCAACAATTAGGCTTTCTACGCCAAATACTCTTGTTTCTGGTAGTTCAAACAACTTTTATGCATATTCACCATTAGAGATTCCTTTCAAACTGCAACCAACTAATGAAAAGGTGTGGTCAAGAACTCGTCAATGGGACTCTATGAGGCTTCTGTATGACCGCTCTTTTAATTCCGCGTTTACGTGGGAAGACACCACAATAACACTTAGGGAGAGAAAAATACCAATAGGCTCATCAATACTCTTTACCTCGGACGCTTCCGACATTGCAGGGAAAACCTCCTACAAATGGAATTTATATCGCGAAGACGGCACAAAACTTGTGACCCTAATTGACCAGGATTTTTTATGGACTTTCTTGGAAACAGGACTGTATGATTTGGAGTTAGAAATTACCGATAGTAATGGAAACAAACAAAGTAAATACAACACCAATTACATAGAGATCTTTTTACCTGAACAATAATGGATAAATAAAACATGGAAAAGGTACATGAAACATTGGTCAAAGGTACTCAACAAGGCAAACTTGCCGTGTTTGACCTTGATGACACTATCATTATTTCAAAAGCTAAAATTCAGGTTCTAAACAAAAAAGGAAAGGTAATTAAAAGTCTTACTCCTGCTGAGTTTAATTTTTTCAAGCACGATCCAAAAAAACACAGTCTCTCTTTTGGTGAGTTTGAGGATGCTCAAATACTTAGAGAATCCGAATTTATCGTGCATGTGCTTGAAAAACTTAAAGAGTTTTATTCATCCGGAGTAAGTGTTTGTATTCTTACAGCACGCTCCGATTCTTCAATGATTCGTAACTTTTTCCTTGAAAGTGGCATAGACATACACAAGGATTTAGTGATTGCTGTAAATGACCCAAAATGGGGATTTAGCGGTAGCATAGCCCAGAGAAAATCTCAAGGCTTACAATTACTTATTGACAAAGGCTACAAAGACTTTATATTTTTTGATGATAACCAAGAAAACTTGGATCACGCAAAGGAGTTAGAGGTGGAACGTGGCGTAAAAGTCGAAACAATCAAAGTATAAATGGCAAGAAAAAAACAAAGCCAAGTCGAAGAGGACATTGATTCATGGCCGACTCCTAGACCAACTCAACCGCGAATAACTTTTAAGTTTGAGCCTAAAAACGAAAATCAAAAACATCTTTCCAAACTTATCCGCACTAAAGATGTGGTTATTTGCGGAGGCCCCGCAGGTACAGGAAAAACTTTTGTGGCATGCGTGGAAGCTCTTAAATTGCTGATAAGTTCTGATAGTCCTATCAAAAGAATCATTATTGCAAAAAGCGTTACCGTAACAGAAGGTGAAGAGATTGGTTTCCTTAAAGGAACGATGAAAGAAAAAATGGAGCCTTTTATGGAGTCATTCATTGATAACTTTCATAAAATCATTGGGAAAACGGTTACGCAAAAACTCTTAGATCAAGAGGTTATCCAGGTTTTGCCCCTGGCATACATTCGAGGGCGGAGCATTGATGATACGGTTATTATTCTTGACGAGGCTCAAAATGTCACTCTCAAAAATATGAGAACTGCAATGACACGAATAGGTGACAACAGTAAGTTGGTTCTTATTGGCGATTCCAAACAAATTGACATTCGAAAAAAGGCCGAATCCTCTTTAGAAATTGTAATGGAAATTTTTGAAGGCAAGGATAAATTTGGAACAATGCGTTTTAACAAGTCCGACATCGTTAGAAACCCTATTATCATTGAGATTGAAGAGGAATTTGAAAAGTATGAAGAGTCTAAAGCTTCTGGAGGAAAGGCTTCTTAGCCCACCAATCCTCTCCATAGTATACCAAAATTTCTTCGTCTGCTGCTATAGCCTTTAGCGAAATTACCGAAAGAGTTTTTTCGGAGTGTACTGCAAAAATTGCATTAGGCTCATCGGAGTGGTTGTAAAGCCCTATCCAACCTAAAGGAAAGAAAACATTGTTATCTGTCCAACCTAGACCGTATTGATCCAAAACAATTTCAGATGGTTTAAGTCCGTCTGCGGTGGCTGCAAAATAACAGGCATTCAAAAATTGTTGAGGCACTATTATGCCAGGCGCGGTTTCAATGGTGGAGTTTGCTGGTATAGGTTGAAGTGAAAACACTCCCCAACCACGAGGAGTGTCTCTTAATTCTAACGAAAACTCGGCATTTATTTTTTGCATGTTGGCTTTAAGTCTTCCGGACAATCTCCCATCTTTGCTGCTAAAAAAGGTGGAATCTTCCCGCACTGCTTGCATACAATAACTTCTGCCATTGCAAACTCTTCTCTTCCAGATGGTGAAATCAGTGGAGAAATTCTTTTGTACATTGTAGCATTGTCATACAGGTAATTGCCCTGCTCACATGAGTGCCAAGGTGCATTCGCGAACTCCATTCTAGTCTTTAAGTCTTGTTCCATATTGTTTTGTTTAGTGCTCTAAGTAAGTATTTTTCCTCCTTACTTCTGATATCTTTTTTATACACCAGAAATAAAAAGTTTTAGAAAACCTTTTACACTGCATGAATATAACACTAAAGTAAATAACATGGAATATACTAAATCAAAGTTTGAAAAGTTTCTCTTTTTTGACATTGAAACCTGTGGACAATATCCAAACCTACAGGATCACGTTGACAATACCAGCCCGGTAGCAGAAGAAATCTTTTCCAAAAAATCACAAAGACTTAACAATGGAAAAGGTTGGACCGGTGATGCACATGCAGATTATCCTAATAATGTAGCCCTCTTTCCAGAATTTGGTAGAATTGCTTGTCTTTCCTATGGTTTATGGAAAAATGGAGAAATGCAAATTGCTACTATTATTGAGAAAGACGAAAAAACTCTTCTAAAAAAGGTGGCAAATCTTTTTCATCGAGCAGGAGCAAGCGGCCTAATTCCAACTGGTTGGAACATAAAAAACTTCGATGTTCCGTGGATTGTTCGTAGACTACTAATTAACGGAATTCCCGTACCACAAATTCTTTCAACTTACGAAAAGAAACCTTGGGAAATGGGTATTTTTGATATGAAAGACTACTGGAAGAGTGGTTCATCTCTGGATGTAACTTTTGAAGAGGCGTGTTTTGGTATGGGAGTACCAACACCCAAAGACGATATTGATGGAAGTCAGGTTCACGAAAAGTTTTGGAACGGGGAACACTCACGTATAGCCACGTATTGCGAAAAGGATGTCAAGGGAATGATTCTTATGGCCGAAAAGATATACCAGGTTTACAACCCAGTAACTATTAAAGAAAACATTTACGATGCCTGAGTTAGCGGAAGTAAAACTGATGAGCGACTTTATTAATGCGGTTGCCACCAACCAATTTTTTGACAGTATTGAAAAGTCGGAGGTTTCTAAAGTAAAAACAGAACTTGATCCTTTTGAAGGCGCGGTTTTTACCGTTAAGTCATATAGCCGTGGCAAAGAAATGATGTTGGAATTAGGGCTTGTTGGTGGCGGCCCTTCCGGAGAAGAAACTAAAACCCTGGTAGTTACTCTTGGAATGAGTGGTACTTGGGCCTTTGTCCGAAATGATAGCCCAGAAAAGGAACGTGTATTAAAGCATTCACATTTAAGGCTTTCTACGGTTCGTGGAGATCTTTTGGTACTGCATGACGTTCGGCGTTTTGCCAAGTGGCGATGGGGCGTTTGGGGGAAGGACCGAGGTGCATGCCCGCTAACCGAATACAATGAATTTGCAAATGACGTTAGAGCAAATTGGCAAACATCCAAAGCTTTTGCTGCGCCGCTTAATGAGGTACTTATGAATCAGCATTATTTTAACGGAGTTGGAAACTACTTGAGAGCAGAAATACTTTCAAGAATGAGTTTTTCACCCTTTATGATTGCAAAAGAAATGAATCGCGATCAGGTAGAAGCACTTCTTAAAATGATCCATTTTTGTATCCGCGATGCCTATTACCTGGGTGGTGGTCAACTTAAAGATTGGGTAAATCCACACGGCACCAGTGCAGATTCATTTAAGGATTGGATGATAACCTACGGAAAAGGCAACTCTGTAATTGATAAAACCGGAAGGCGTTTTTGGTATGATTCACAATGGGAATGCGAAGTTCCAGAGCAATATAAAACAAAAAAAGACTAATCATAAAAGCATTGATATATAGTTTAGAAATCAAAAAAGAATAAACACATGGCAACTGTAACAATCACGGAAATACTTGGAGGCGATAACATTGCTGCATCCCGTATTGTACTTAACAATAACTTTACTCTACTTCAAAACGCAATCAACACTCTTGAAACGCGACTAAACACATCATACGTACCAGGAGGATCTCTAAATGTTGGCGACGTTCAGATATTGAAGTATAATCGAGCAGTAACACAAAACATTTTTCTATTGCAGGCTTCTGGCCAAATTGATGGAAACTTATCACTAGGTACGCCTACAAATAACGCCACCCTTGGTATTACCGGGTTTGTAACCGTATCAGAAGACTTAACGGTAGACGAAAACGTAGACTTTGTCAATGTTTCTGGAAGCGCTGTATTTACTAACAATTTACAGAATGTTGAAGACGATTCTTATGCGCATTCACAGTGGTATGCAGCTACTACCAAATCACCCGTCGTAAACGTTCAAACGGTTTTGGGTATTTTGCCGGTTACTACATCCACAAGGGTAATGCACTTAGTCGTTTCCTCGGTAGTTACTCCTAATGAGATATTGGTTTTACCAAACCCGGCAACACTTACGCAAGGACAAATCTTTACACTTGTATTTGATACCCAATCCCTTTCAAACCTTCAATATGAAATTGATAACACTACTAACTGGGATCCTGCATTTAGTAATGCTACACTAGGAGCAAATATCATACTAAACAACACATTTAACTCTCTTACAAATGCCCGATTTAAGGGAATTTGGATTGACATTGCGGTAGGAGCAAACGGTTACAAAGTAATTGGAGCTCACACAGACGCGCTTTACATCTAAAAATACCTGCTAACGCATGGCGGTTGCTCCACTCATAAGACCCATTCGATTACAAGGCGGGACGTTTTATACGTTTTCGTCTGCATCTGAAGACCTTGGGCTAACTTTTAATGATTCGCAAAAGAAATTTCGGTTTTCACGGATTGCATTGCTTAATCTCCCTCCGATTGAAAACAGTTCACCCTCTTTTAATAACACTCTGGGGCTATCAAATGTGCCAGGCGGATTTGAACAAATTGATGGCAGCAAAACTTGGAATGATTACTTTGCAGAATCATTTCAAAATTATTGTCTAAACATTGAAGCAACTCTTACAGGCCAAAGCGGATATGACCCAAATTTGGATAGAACGGTTTCTGAAAGAGTATTTTTTAAGTGGCTGAAAGAACTTGGTGCTATTCGTTATCGAGATGCAGCCCCTAGTGAGTATGTAGGTTCGGTAGTCACTTCTAACCCTACCAAATATCCTGCTGGTAAAGTGTATGTAGAGGAGGACGAAAGTCCATTTTATCAGAGAGTTGTTAGATATGTTGGTGATGTAGGTATCATTAACTCGGTAAGAAACAATTTTAACGCATTTTCTGAAGTTTATGTTTACATTCCAACATCACACGGCAATACGCCAACCGTATTGTTTAACTCGGTAGACGATAAAAACTACCCTAAAGGAGGAGAATACCAACACAATCCAGCAAATCCGATAAATGCACCTTATCTCTATGGCCGAGACGTAAATACAGTGTCGCCCTCTGGTTTAAGCGTTGAAGCCTACTATGACTCAGTGCTTAATACATTTCAAGTAAATGATCCATTTGGTGCAACCGCGGATTTCTATTACTATGATCCGGTAACAGCTGCCTACATTCAACAACCTAGTCCAGGATTTCAGTGGTGGTTTCCAAATCCTTTTGCAAATACATACTACACAGAACCAGGCGTAACATTTAATGATAGCGGAAATGACCGCTTTAAGATTGAAAGCGTTAATAAAAGTGTTGAGTTTGTAAGAAATCGTTTAGATGGAGTAACTCTTGTTTATGATGAAACTGTGTACGCTGACATGGTTAATCAAAACATAACAGAGTTTGGCCGTTTTAATGAACAGCCGACCGCACAAACTTTTGAGTTTAATGCGGTAATGCTTTATTATGATCTCTATGACCCAAATAACACTTCACAGTTTACCACAAATCTTTTTGGAATTCTTTTTCTTGACAATGTAGATCCAAAAACAGGTGGTGGTGGTTTTATACCAACATACACAAAATATAAGCCAAACTCTCTTACAGGAGACAATGGAAATTCTTTTGCATTCCGTGTAAATATCAAATTTGATGTAAACAGTCAAGACACGGCAATAGAAACCAGCATTAATGATTACAATCCATATTCACTACAACAGTTTATGGAGGCAATCAATCAGCTGATGGGCTCCTCGGAAATTTTAGAGTCCAATCAATCGCAGTTAATAACCTTAAAATCGCAAATAGAAAATTTACAATCTGCTATTTTAAGTACAGAGTCTGCGGCAGAAATAAATCAAAGAATTACTGAGCTTGAAACCTTAATAGAGAGTTCGCAAGCAGTATTTTTGAATAACAATAACTTGGTAAACCTCATTGAAAGAAACTATCAAGAAATTAACAACATATATCAAGGTCTAACCAGCGTTCAAGTTGCATATAATTTGGATGTAATAGAGGCAGGATCGGGAATCTTTTTAGACAAATCAGATCCTGGGAAAGTAAAGATTATCAATACAAGACAGCTTTTTAATATCGGAAATCAGTCATCGGTTACCGATAGAACTCTAATTACATATCCTACAGATTTTGTAGTCAATCCTACAAGCCATAGCTATTTACGAAGGTTGTTAGAGTACAATAATTATTTGAAAATTGAAGGCGGAACACCATCTGCTCCACCGATTGCCGACCGTGACATCATTATTTATGTGGATGACACTCTCAATAAATGGCAAAAAGGCGAAGTATTAAGAATTGCTTTTGAAAACGGTATAGACATGTCAAATACCAATGGCAATTTTAACTTTATCATTTATTCCGACGCACTGGATTCACTTAATACAGGATTCCCATATTCGGCTGAAATTGGATTTGTAACTTACACAAATTTTGCTGCAAAAGGAGATAACCCAATTATTGAACTAATCTGTTTAGATCCTACAACGTATCAGTTCTCAGTTGACATTTTCTAAAAACTGCCTTTTAGAAAGTCTGAGATAAATAAAACAAAAATCAGGACTAATGTCAGAGACCAACAACAGTTTTTCTACAGTACTTGCAGATTTTGTTAGATTGCAAAACAATGCATTGGAAATAGTTTCCAAGCAATCCCAAGCAATGACAACCGATGCAGACGCCATCACGGTTTCAACCACTAATCTGGACGGAACTTCAACAACGTATACCATACCGTCGTTTTCCAGTATTCGTGGAGAACTTTCAAGAATTAATACAACGTTGACCACGCTTATGGGCCTTAATGGTTCCGAGGCTTATGTTAGAATGCCTGACGGCTCTTTCAAAAGAATCTATCAGGCAAAAGTACCAGTAGATCCACCAAAAATAGGAAATTTAACGGTTCCTGCAAAATTCATGGCGGAAAACAATTGGTTTTTTGAATCAATGCTTTCTCCCGCATTAAAGGTAAGCTTTGATGTTACACAATACGTTCCTCAAGCAGAATCTAAAATTGGGGTAAAGCGTTTGATACTTAATCTTGATACACAAGAAAAAATTGATTATTTTGATGCAACATACAACGGAAAAAACGACATTGATTATGTTTCGTTATTGGTTGACTTGCAAAAGAAAAATACATCATACTTTATTGATGAGGATGTAATTGATTTGCCACTTTCTATAGTAAGATACAGTGGAGACTTTTTAGTAGTTTCATTCAAAGATGAAAAGGTAATACTACAAGACGGAACAGAAGTAACCAAACGCAGATACCTATTTAATACTCTGCAATACAATGACAATTTAACTGTTCAAACAGGTTCAATGACATTGGCTGTTGGTGATCAACTTCTAAAGGGACAAACAATTTATGAGGTAACCGAAGTAAACTTACAAACACGGCAAGTAGGTGTTAAACGTTTGCAAGGCTATGAGCCGTTAATTGCCGGTGAGCCTGTCAAGATATATTCACCAGTGTTTTCACCAAAAACGGCGAATGTAGGTGTTGGCTTTGATGAAAAGCAAATAATTTTTTTTAAGAGTGTTGATGACGAGGCTAATCTCATTTCTACCCAGTGGTCTCCAGGAGTTGGCTTTTACTCAAACAGCCTATTAATTGAATTAACAGAGGGCACAAAAACTCTTGCGGAATTTTACCGAACCCGAGTTCTTGATTTTGGCTCTCAAGTACTGGCAGCCTCTAAAAATGGAAAAGTAAGTGTACTTGACGGCCTTACCCCAGATGCACCAGTTCTCAATTCCACAAACTTTAAGGTAGTACAGGTTAACGACCATAAATTAGATCAGGAAGCAATCGCAGCAATACGTAAAAAATCTGCTGATAAAGTTAGACTTGAAGCCCTCATTTCAAAGTTGGAAACTGCCATTGACAATAAAAAGGAGCAGCTCAATACTACAAACTTTGCTTCTGATACCGAGAGACGCGGCGTCAAAAATGAATTGGATTCACTGATACGTGAAAAAAATAGCCAATCCTCTCTCTATGCAAGTATTGTAAAAGAACTTGCAGCTACTGCACAAGACGCACCAGCTGCACTGGATACTCCGAAATATAGAGTTCGTGGATTCTTTGATGTACCCGCTCCAAAATACTCAGAAAAAACCGGCTTTCAGAATGTAATACAATTCTATGTGTATTACCGATATGTAAATCCAGCCGGTAATGCAGGAGACCTGAAACAATTTGATTATGTATCGGAAAGCGGTGAAAGCCGAAGGGCAGCTTTTAGTAATTTGGTGCAAATAAAGTCAGAAATCAGAACAAAAAGTTATGATACCGCAACTGGTAAATACATCTGGGACACGGAAGACATTGAAAATCCAGATAGAGTAAATATCAATCAGGTTGACATTCCGATTTCTAAAGGTGAAAAGGTGGAATTTTATGTGGTTGCAATCTCTGAGGCAGGATGGCCAGAAACGCCTCTTTTTTCTGTGCCTTCAAATATCATTACTATTGAATTTCCACAAGATCTTACAGGTGAAGATGAGGCCTTAATTGCACTTAATCAGGCATCGCAAGAATCTGTAAGGGTTCAATTTGAAGCTGATTTAGCTTCCAAAGGACTGGACATACACTTGAGTTCATCATTTAATGCGGGTGAACAATACTATGCTCATTCAGCAGACGTTATCTCGTCATCCTTCTACAACTCTTCTGGCGTAGTAATTTCTCTATATGAAAAGCTAAAGTCTTTGGACATTGCTATACAGGAAATTCAAAATAATTTGGCGAGTGCAAAAGGCAAATTGCGAGTTTATGTTATTGATCGCGATAACAGTAGCAAGACTGAAATACAAAATGGGTCTACTGTTAATCTCTTTGCAGGCTACTATCAGGACTTTGTAAATCTTCTTCCAGCATCTTCTCAAAGAGGCGCAATCATTAATAAGTCGTATGTAATCTCTCTGGAAAATCCAGTTGCAGCCACGTTGGAACTTGTATCGCGGTTCCCGGGAGGTTTAGGCGAAGATTTACCAGTGAGTTTGGCTAACCCGGATCAGGACTATGCAAATTCACGTAGATACGACATTACTCCAGCAGCTAACATTTCTATAGCAAATGCGGATACAAACAACGCAAATAAAATTGCGTCCGCGTTTTATCAAAGTGGCCAACTCAAATCGCAATTCCTCTACTTGCGTTATACCGATATTGGTCTTTCTACCCAGCTATATGTTCAACCAACCCTGTTGGCTAATAGAATTTTGGAACCTTCCACACCTGCACCAGGTACCACTTCTTATGTGTGGGATGGCACATATACCGGTACTGTTCCAGATGGAAGCGGAACCCTTTCAGATTTTTGCATTCACACACAGCATCCAGTGCTCAATGACGGTACTGCTAGACCACTATTTCAATTGGCTGCACCTGGCGGTATGCAAAATCCACAAATACTCAATGTAAATACTTTGGGTAAGCCACTTGCGCCTGAAAGTGTTTCTGCTTTTAGGCACTCCTTTAATTTTAATACAAATTCCAGTGATGTTAGACAATTAGAATATCAAAACAACTGGACACTCAATGCACCGGGAACAATCATTGCACCTTATATACCAACCAATATCGATGAGCTTCCGGATAAATTTGGGTTTATTGACAATGATAGGTTCTTAATTGGAAAGAACACGTGTGGCTCATATTTGTTTTTAGCCCCTGCAACTTTTGATCAATTGCTGGTAGATGGCACAGACTTTAGAGCTGTTAAAAACGTTGAAGTTGGCGAGCCCAATGCAATTCAAATACCGCTAATCTATCAATTTCGTATGACAGATTATTCCGGAGACAACTCAGGTACTGGTACCGGATTTGTTGGTGGGTATGATACCACTCCCGGATGGACTCCGCCTACGCAAATAAACTATGCCAAGAAGATAGGAATAGATATTTATGCAAAAGACAAAACAGTTTTTTCTTTTGATGTGCAAGTATCAGCTACGTATAAGCGCGAATCGCTAGCACAGCGGGTTGATGAAATACAAACTTCTTTGGTAAAAACGCGTGAAAATATCACTTACAGCAAATCATCATTAAAGACCCTCACTAGCTAATGCCTAAAAATTCTGACTTTTATAGCGTAAATTTTGAAAATGAAATAGTTGTTCAAGGCAGAACCACGCTATTTCTAAGCGTGGAGGCTACCAATCCAAGTGGCGTTCCACCTATTTGGGTTCCCGGGCAAACCTTATGGGTTATACCGTACATACAGCCTCAAACATTTGCATCTAAATTTGAAGGATGGACCTACTATGGAGTAACTCCAGGACCACCTGCTGGTAGATTTTATTTTAGAGCAAGCGATATTGCCAAAACAGGCGTTTTTGGCCTGGGTGGGTGGAATTCAATTGAAATTGGTGACTCTGTTAAGGCGGTAACTATGTATCGTAGAACTTTACCGGGAGAAACTCCATCAACAACTAATGGACCAATAAATAGTGTTAAATTTGAAACTGAGGTAACTGGTAAAGGAAACACCATATTACCAAACGGTGAAAGCGTATACTACGTAGATGTGACACTTGGCGCTGCCGCAATGGCATTAGGCGAGGAGTTTTTACTTCAAATTGGAACATGGAAAGAGGATTCTAACTGGTACTTTAATCAATTACCAGCAGAAGGTGTTGCGTATGATAGTCTCAATGCAAATAATTTCCCAAACTTAAATTACCTAAGACCTGCAACTGCGGGTAATCAATTTGATGGACAAATATCAACAGGCTCTTGGCCCGTTGGAGCAAATTTTGCTGAACGCGCATATTTTGCAACCATTGATCCAGCCTCTAATTGGGATGCCTCATCCAATGTACAGCCAAGAATAACTTTTAGAATTGATTATGATGGTTTACGAAATTCACATCTAAAAATTAACTTCTTAATTGCAAAAGTAGACACTCTTGATAAACCCATCACCTGGTTAGGCACAATTCTTTCCGAATTGCAAAAAACTAGCGTAAATTATGGACAAAAACTGGCTCAAAATGATCCGGACATTGCTTCTCCGCATTTAATAGATTATGAAGAAACGCATTTATTTGGATATACTGAAACGCCAATAAGAACCGATAGAACAATCTATCAAAATTCTTATGAAATGTTTGGTAATGCTATTGAAGACGATTTGTATTCATTTGGTTTGCTTAAAACAAATCCCAAGCTTTCCGGAAATGTTAAACTTACCGTTGATTCCGGTGGATCCTTATCGCTAAATACTATCGATGCTTCTGAGGAGCTTTCCGACTCAAGATTTAAGAAGTTTGCAGTTAGCTCAGACTCAACTTTTCAAAGAGATTTATACGCATTTTTAGATAGAGGAAAACTGCCAGCACAAACGCTTTTTCAACTTTACCAAAAAGATAACCAGTACTTAAATACAAAGCGCGCACTCTCTGAGCAATATGATAACTTTTACAATTATGGTGTTGAGCAGCTTAATAGTAAATTTTATGATGAAAGTCTCACATTTTTTGCTCCTCTTTGGCTAAGAAAAAAGGTTCCGGATTTTTTTATTATTTTTAGACTTGATCACCCGCTGAATCCACTAACATACAGCAACGACTCTACAAAAGAAGAAAAATTTTCAGAGTTTTTTAGAGATGCAAGAATTATTAAGACTTTCGATATGCGTGAGTCTTCGCCTCTTGGTACATACTTGAGAAAAATAGTAAATGACTCGAGATTTGTAGAGCGCCCTTTGCAGGTTTCTTTTGATAACGACACTCCATCAACTTGGTTTGGCGTAGACTACTCATCGGGTAGCATTACTGGAAAAGGCGAGTTTTTGTATGAATTTTGGAATACCGATAACCGGATTTTAGATTTTGAAGAGTACATCACTCAAGGGTTTGAACGAAATGGTCTAATTAGCACAAATCTCATAAATTTAGAGTTTTTGTTTAATGATGATGAGGCAACTCTTTATACACTTAATCGCTATTTTGGGTTTTATGTAACTGAGAGTCAGTTAGCAGAATTTGAAATAGAGCCTACTATTTTAGGAGCAATAACTGGACAGTCGCCATCTCCTAAACCAGGCGTGGATGGTGAACCCTATAATTTGCAACCTTTTATTCAAACCAATACAAACGGAATAGTTTTACCAGTTCACTACTACCACAATCCGATAGGAGGTCCTACCAATATCACCGCAACTCCAGAATTTGCTGGGCTTACGAATGGAAAGTTTCCTCTGCCTTTTATGGTAGATGATCCTTTACGTTTTTTTTATGTCAAAGACAGATTTGACCGCTTTAAGCGTGTTAATCGACTAACAGAAACTGATTACGGGTCGCCAGGCGCTCCTAGTTTTAGAAGAGTGACTGAATTGCAACTTTTTGATCAGGAAGAAAACATTTCTGATTACGGAGGCTTGACTCAAATCAATGCACAAATACAGGCAGACCTGTTGGATGGAGGCAATTCACAAATGGTAATATACATTGAAGACATTGCCCAAAATGGAAGCCCACTAGCAGCAGATGAAAAGATCATCATTGAGTATAAAAAACTTAATACCGAGCGCAGAGACTACTACTATAAACTTGAAATTACCAACATAGTCGGTACCGTTGTTACTTTTGATATTATTGTACCCGATTACGCAGGCCTAACTCCCACGGTACCCACCGAGTATTACGCAACTAAAATTGTGGATTTTGCTCCAACTAGCGGAAGTGCCTTTATCGATAGCTACTTACAATTTGAATGGTCAACCGCTGGTATCGGAACGGCTGTTGTTACAGACACATGGGATGTTAAAGTATTTGATGGAAACATTGAGTATGCAACTGCCTCCAATACTGGCGCAATGGCATTAACCTTTTATGGAGAATCAAATTATATGTCATATCGCTGGGTAATGGAGGCTAATTCAGTAGGTCTTCAGCCCGGGGAAGCATGGGACTATCCAGTAGTTGATCCTTATGGACGTGACAATCTCAATACATTTAACAATGAAGGAACGCCAGAAGAAGTTGCAAGGGCAATCGCCGAATGTATCAATAAGTTTCCAAATGGAATAGTTAAGGCAACACCAATAGGAAACGCGGTGTATATGAAATCACTAAAGGATTGGGAGGATGGAAATAACATTTCAATTAAGCGTGTTTACATTGAGGGTAATAGTTACCCAGAGGCTTTAGGATATTACCAACAATCAAATGTAGATTTAGGAGAAATAACATATACCGCAACATCACCTATAACTATACAGCCACAGCCGTATACTCAAATTTACGAGCAAAGAAACTTTTATGTGACAATAACACCAGTATCATTGACACAATGGACTGTACTTGTTCGATATGATGTAGATCCGCTAAACCCAACAACAACAGGTATTCCAATTTGGTACGGTGTAGGGCCATCTACCACAATTTTTAGCGTTCAGGAATTTACCATCGATCTTACACCATTTACTTTTTCTCCGTTTGTAACCTATGCCGGAGTCTTGGCAATTACCTGGTGGGTTGGCCAATCCGAACAATACTTTGTAGGCGGTGTAAAAAGAAAAAGGGCACGCGCATCCGTATCGCGAGTTGATGGCGAGCGCTTTTATCAAAACCGCAAAGTAGACATAACTGGAAATACCACCATCGGTTCCAATACCATTAGCGGTATAACAAATGGCGCAGGGATTTATGTGGGATCCGCTATTAACGGCCCGGGCATACCAGCAAACTCAAAAGTTTTATCAGTGTTGGCTGGTGGAACAACCATCATCATCAATTCAAACGCCACCGCCACTGCTACGAGTGTAAGTCTAATAGCCGGCGAACTCTCAATACTCAATGATGAGTTGATTGTTCAAAGTTGGTTTCAAGTACAAAAAGAAAATTTTTCAAGACTAAAAACCTGGAACGTTCAAGGAAAATATGTATATTCTCTACCAGATTTACAAGGAGACGCTATTCCAAATTACGCAGAACGTTCTATTATGCAAGTGGAAAAACCAACGGAAGAGTTTTTCTTTACATTTGATAAGAAGATTGTATCATTTAATGTTTATCGCCCAAAATTTGGAATACTTTCTCTACTTCCGCTAAAAACCTTTGATGTTGACACATATTTTTCTGATTATTCATACACACCGACAATAGAGCTATTTAGGTACTATAATCGTGAAGAAGTAACTGGAGTATATGATCCAACAACTCTTTCCGCAAACATTGAAGGCGAGCTTAATCTCAACGTAGGTGAAAATTACGATATTGTTTTAGAGATAACACCACCAAGTTTACCAAATGTCGATCAATTTGATCTCTCTTTTGATTTGGAATTTTATGATAGCACCGATAAAACATGGAAAAAAACAGATAACATAGTTTCACGTTTTGCAGTAAGTCCATCAGATTGGTCAACTTCAGTGGGCGTACCAGGACCTCCATCGGCTGAAAGCATCAGCAGTATGCGCACTCTTCAAATCAATACACAATACCCGCCGTATTTTTATGATTTCATGGAGGTTCCAAATGATTACCTTGATTCAACACTAACAGCAAATAAAGGACCTTACAATGCGGCGAATCCAGAGCCAGCTCCGCTGGCAAATGATCAGGCAAATAAAGGACCGCAATACACAGCTATTGGAACACGAAATTATGTTAGAAAGCTGCTGTTTAATCTAAACGCAGAAGAGGCCAAACTCACCCGGGCCAGAATAACCAATTTACAAATTTGGAGAAATTGGTCATCTACAACACTTGTTACATATTCATTTAACTATTCCATTAAAGCTCAAGGATCAAACTATTACAAGGACACCAACATTAGTAGGTTTGCGGGGTTTTCGGCTTTGCAAGACTTCTTAACAACTGAGGACTTGCAAAAAATTCAAGAGTTTTCAGAAAAACAATCTTTTGAAAAGTTTACCTATCAAATGCTGCTATCAGAGTATGACCGTTTACGGGAAAACCAACAAAAAGATTTAGCAGTCAAATCAAAAGTGGTTCCCAGCATTCTTAAATGGGTACAGGAAGGAACAGATGCACGCGATAACTACTATAGACTCAACAATTCCACCGCTTTTGGTATAACTAACTTTTCTCCAGATCCAGAGGTAGACTTTACCGAGCCTTTGCTCCTAACTCATGAATTTCCTTATTTGTCGGGGGTTCCTAAAGACTATCCAATAGAAACTCTTGAAGGCTCCCGTTCCTATTTTTTCCAAAAGTTAAGTGATATCGCATATAATGGAAAAAGCTGGTATGAATTACTAACTACCGACAACACTCTTGATTGGTTTACCAAATACTTTGTAGTGGGATATCCAACCGAAATTAATCAGGAAGACGAAAGAGTAACCAAGCCTCGTGAAGAGCGCTATACATTTTTCAAATACATTGATGGTTTAGATCTCTCACAAACGCTTTTCCGCGGAGCCAAGATTAACATTGTTGATTATGATACTTCCGTAACGCCAAAAGTTCCAATTAATGAGTCAAAGAGATTTGAGGGCTATCGATTTGCGGCTATCGCAAGATTTGTGGCTCACAATAACTTTGAGGAGGAAAAGCCTTTGCAAATTGAGTTGGTTGAAAACGAAAAATTTAAGACGCTGCTCATAATTGTTACACTGTTTCAGCAGGACTATCGTTTACAGGCAGGTTTGGGAGACTACTCCTTTTTCTACTATGCAATCGATCAATTGCGAAATTCTATGCAAACACAAACCTTTACAGGTTATGGGACATATGATAGCTTTTTCTCACCAAAGCCGTCTGCATACATAAGCGGTCTGACTACACCGGATCAAAAATATCCGATGGAACTACCGTACACAGCAGATGCTACACTATACAATGGATATCGAACGGAAGCAAATTACACATACAATACCAACCCAACGCTTTCCTGGAGCCTCTATGCAGAAGACATTCCAAAAGCTCTTAATACCCTGAGGCCAAGACAACTCTTTTTAGGAGGCGGGCGCTTGGAATTAGACGATACAAAACTTGGTGGTAAAGCATGGCGTGTTGGAAATGACACGGCGCCGCTAAAGAGAATTACTTTCCAACCACTGAGTCCAATAGGAGACCTTACTCTACAATTTCCAGACTTTATAGGAAATGCAGATTACTATCCAATTTTTAAGGAAATTTTTCCTGCGCTGGACAATTACAAAAGTGCGATTGAATCCACTATTACCAGCCAAATTCCGTATATTTTTACGTCATATCCGCTAACTGCTTCCAGTATTTCGCGCCAGCCTACTACAATGACGGTGGATGGAGCTTTAAGCGAATTTAGCGTTTCCAATTATGTTGGGCCAACCGCCAGCTATCGTAGGTATTCATATTCCTTGTATGATAGCCTTAACTCTCCAGAAGACATTAAACTTGATTATGTTAGGTTTCCTTCCACTGGAGGTTATCTCTACTACAATGGAGTCTCTTTACAACAGAGCCGTGCTTTGATAAATGATCCATTTAACTATGGTCCATCCTCTATACCTACACCGTACCCTCCTTACAGTAATGCTGGGTGGTCTGTGCGAAATTCTTTTTTGGGAACCAGTCCACTAAATTCTAGAGTCAATCAAACATTTAATCTTAGAGGAGGCACTCTATTTTATCTGAACCGCAAAAATTTATTGAGTTACGCCAATATATCTAAAACTTTTAATCAGGAAAGCCAATATATACTCTATAGAAAGATAACAACATCAGGTGCTAGTATTTTGAGCACTCCTGATTTACAGCTGCAATTTGTAAACTTTGATCAAATAAAGAAAACAAGTAGGCTTTTTTATCGTGATGATGTAGATAAGCCGTTGGAATATGAAGATGTGGAATTTATTGGATATGATTCGGTAAGAACGAGTGAACAGGAATATGAATTTAGACATCGTGGAAATTATGAACCAAAAACTTTAGAAGTAATTTCATTCTGGGCTCGGGAAGACGAAAGTTTTACCAAACATTATGAAAAGGATTTTGTTTTGAATAATACTCATATAGATGGATCTTCATCTCTTGCTGGTTTAATCAGAAACTATTTCTATAACAAAGTTTCTGATTTTGAGGTACTGGAAATAGCAAGAACATCCTCCTATAAAAGTCTTTATCCATTGATAGGAGAAGTTGCAATTGATTATAGAAATCTAAGTGCAATTGAAAGCTCATGGGATGCCAAGTTTTATCGAAGATTTACCACCACAAAATCTTATATAGATTTGCCAGGAACCGAAGAAATGAAAGAAACCAAAGTATTTTTAGCCAGCAAGGCTATGATAGTGCCTAAAACTTTTGATTTTCAAGAATTTACAACCGCGGAGGCATCATTTGAATTAATTGAGCCTAAAAAGAGTATTGGAGCATCTACATTGCCATCATCAAGTAGCGCAGAGAGCCGGTCACTTCAAACAAAACCTATACTTCGAGTAATGCTAAATTTGCAGGAAACGCTTAAAAATGCAATACTCTCGGGTATGAATGATACAAATAATTTTGATGAGTTTCAGTGGTTTAATACATTAGGAATTCCAGAAATTACATACACTCCTGCCGAATTGTTAGCGTTAAAAGTAGAGTACATTGAGAAAAATTTGTTAGAGCTTTACGAAATAGATGAAATTGTAATTTACGGAAATACGCAAGAAGGACTGCCGCTCTTTGTTACAAATCTTACATTTGATGAAAAGATTGCTGCCGGATACAGAGCGGATAAAGGAGCCCAGGTAACACAGCGTTCTGAGTTAATGATAGAAATTGTAAAAACACTTGACACCAAGGCGCCCAACGCATATACCGTCAGTGCAAAACTCAGAAGAGTCTAAATATATAGTAAAAGAAACACAAAAAGTAATAAATGTTAACACTTCAAAACATACTGGATAGCGATTCGATATCCACGCTGGTAGCCAAACTCAACGCAAACTTCCAAACAATCTCTTTGTCGAATGGAGGACCTCAAGGCATACGTGGAGAACAAGGAATTCCCGGATTGCCAGGAAAACCAGGAGCAACTGGACCTACAGGTCCTATCGGTGCTACTGGTCCAAACTTTGGTGGCATCATTCCGTTTTCGCTCATAACCGGTACAACCTTTACCACGATTGCAGGAATTCCACAATCAATCCAATCATACGATTTTTTAACTAACCCTCTCAATACAACATGGGGGCCTACCGGCCCTTTTGATAATCAAGTGTGGTTTGATAACAATCAGCTGGGTTGGTGGAAGTATTTGATAGTACCCGATCCTGATGCATCTGATCCAGACATTGGTGGAGACATTGAGCCGGGGACGGCAAACTATTCTTTAGCAAATGGTTGGGCAGGTCCCGATTGGTATTTTTATCCTCTTAATGCAACCTCTCTCACCGGTAGCGGAGGCGGTTGGGATTTGGACAAAACCAACTATTTGGGTAGAATTGCTTCTGGTTATTCGTCACCTGCCAGTATTACCAATTTTATACCGCAAGAACCATTTGGAATTCCAAATGTAAGAATGACTTCTAAATTTGGGACCGTGTGGATTTCCTCAATGGACAAAGAGGCATTTGCAACTGGACCTGGTGGAGGACCGGAAAACAATGATACTAGTTTAATCTACTTCTGGGACTATGTCTTTAATGTTAGACGTAATTCCGGTATTGACCGTAGCCTATTTAAGATGAGTATTGATGGGCCACGTTACTTTGATAACATGAAGGCTCGTGGATTCCGTTTTGACGAGCTGCCTTTATCTCTAATAGTAGGAAATCCTTATCAGGTTAATAGCGGAGGAACGCTTATCGACGTGCCTGACACAACTCCGACTATCGATCCAGTAATTGCATACGGAAAACTACAGGCCAATTTTGCTCAACCACTCTACAATGTTTCTTTGGATGCCTATTCACCAATTATGTTTTTTTCAAACAGAAATGAGGCAACCCCGGACAATGCAACAACACTTGGATATTACCAATACTCTCCATTTCAAGAGGCCTTTGGAGAAGTACACCTTTTTTCTACTAGGGCGGGTATTGATGACCCTTTTATCAATGACATTATACAGCCACTAACGGGATCTACCAATGTTGCAGAAACTGTGTGGGATGTAAGAAGGCTTCTTACCACTAACCAATTTGTAAATACGTTTCCGCAAGACACGCCAGATTACACATCGATGGCAACCGGCCCTTCTGAGGTGAGAACGCCTTATGCACCTATATCACAAACACAAATACCACTAGTTGAATGGGGCAAACCTTATGCTTGGCACGGTTTTCAAGGTTATCATTCACTCTTTTCGGCAGAAAAAATAATCAATTCTGCGAGTAGCGGAACCACTGAAAACTTTACTCTTGATCAATGGATTTATGAAAACCGCCAGTCGTGGTACGGTACATCCATTCCTATAAAATTGCCAAATTTTCTGGATAATGACACAACAGGTGGTCAGGGAACTGGAACACAAGAGCTACTGCGTTCTGCTGGTATGATGATTAGAGGAAATAGCGATGTGGAAGGCGGTGGTAATTATGATGGTGTTATCATATATACCGCAAATTCTGTCGGTTCAACTACATCAGATTATCCAACTTCTGCCACCGGTCCTATTATAGATTACTTGGCAACCAATCACCTGCTTAGTTTGCCTTCTGCCTATTTTTCGTTTACAAGAAATGTTGGTATTGGAACAGTAGCTCAAGATAAAGCAGGCCTTTTTGAGCCAATTGCACGTTTGCATACTCATGCCGATTGGAGACCAGCCGCTGAAACAAAAGCTCTTCTCGAAGATTTAACCGGAACTATAAATCAAGGTTCTTATTTTGGAATTAATAAGACTTGGCTTACTTATACCAATTATGTGCCAAAAAGACGTCTTAAATCTGCTGCCTTTACTATTGACCGCTCTTCTCCAGAATTGATTTATGGAATAGGAAGCGGTGGTGTTTTTTCGAATGCCACGCAGTGGCCTACATTGGCCAAAGCCTCCTCAGTTTTTGCTGATTGGTATGACAGAGGGGTATTTAATGATATTTTGATGGGTTCGGTAGACTCTCCATATCATCAAAATTCCCTCCCAGGCTCAACCAATACTACATATCTAAAACCAAGTGCAGCAATTCGCTATGAATCCTTTAATTATGATGGAGACATTGAAATTGAACGTGCTCGTCCTGACAATAATTGGGGATGGGAGTGGAAGGGGGCTCTTAGACTTGGCTCAAGTTCACGTTATACTGGTACTCTAGGCGTTCCAAATAGTCTTGATGAAATTGGAACAGATTCAAACTATCAAAATTTAGAATTCCAACTTCACATGGTTCCTTTGCTCTATTCAAATGAATCAGGAACACTCAACCCTACAGCAAACAGTATGATAACTGGCGTAGGTGTTCATAGTTTATACCCTCGTACAAGATTGCATGTCTTTGGTAAAAACATTTATCAGGAATTTCGCTTTGATGAACCAAACACTCCTGGTTTAGTTCAATCTAATGCAACAGTTTCTTCTACCATGAGCAGAAGTAGTTGGCAAAACCTGAAAAGTTCAAACCAGATTACAATTGATTATTTAGGAGACACCTACATATACAATGCTGCTGCCTTTGATTATTCATACGATTATACTGTTAGACTTTCAACGGTTTCATCATTTACACAATGGTCATCAAATGCGCGAAATAACCCAAGCAAAGAAACTGATATACCATTGTTAGGCACGGGTACTTCTAGAAGTGTTACTCGAAGTACGTTTAACTCTACAAATAACATTTCCACGCTGTCAATTAATCAAAGCGTGTTTCCAACCATTCCCACTCTAGTAGGCTCAAATGCTTTACACGGCGGTCTTAACAATGCAGCATGGGATCTTGATAAATATGTAGGATTTAATCTATTTAGAGACCTTTTAGCGCGTGGCGATGAAAAGGGCGAGTCTTTATCAGACACTACATATTACAATCGCATCGGTGTCACCGACCAATATGCTTCCACATGGAGGCTTGGGACCGCTGAAAGCGGTGATACTACCAATGGTGGTAGCGCAATTCTTACCGATTCCAAAGGGCGGATGGGATTCACCTTTATACCAGATACGCGAAATGGTGGTAGAAATTACGGTCGTTTTGAGCAGCATGGAATAGGAACCCGAGACGTTGTTAATAACGTTAAGATTGTATTTGACTCTTATGGTAATATAGGAATAGGCAATGCTGCAGGTTATGACAGAGATGCATACCCTTCTCTGTATTGGGACCCTGCCACTATGAAAATTAATTACTTGCCAAATGCAAATGGTGCAGCTGCCCTTCCTTATTTAGTAGGCCCTGGCAGCTATGGTTCTCTTGGGCTAGCTCCATGGACTCCTGGAACATACGATTACTATGGATATTCTACCACCGCTGTATATGGAGTAAATAATCGCTCGGAAACGGTTAACAAGTTGGCTACACAAGGCGAGTACGTAAGAATGGAAATTGCAGCCGAAAAGGCAACTGGTAGACCTGGTCACCATCCAGAAAAACGCGGATACGGTTATCCTGGGTGGCTAATGACGACCGGCTATTTACCTACCGGTACTGGAGGTGTAGTTATCATTACAGACAACCCTCAAAACTCTTTTGCCAATCGATACATTGGAATAGCACCTTCAACAGCTGGCTGGGGTGGCGCAGTACACACCTTTACTTTTGATAACATTGGACGCCTAATGAGCTATACGTCCACGGCAACTGCTTGGACAAATGGTACGTATAACATTTATACAAACTATCCAAATTTTGCTCTTCCACACCCAGCAGACTTTGGACCGGATGGTCCGTTTACACCCGGGCTAAACGTAGTAGATTATCCGTGGACTACCGGTATGACACTGAGTGTAAGCATCAATGGTGTAACCATGTCAGGGTCTAATAAAATCTGGATTCCTACCGGAGCGGTTGCTGCTGAGGCTGGAGAAATAACCGCGGCAGAAGGCCTATTGAGTGAAGTTTCATTTGCGTATGATGAACTACAACCGGCAAACGTTCGTCTTAATAACTTTGTTTACGGTGATGGTTATGAATTTATCAGATCAAGTGGTGATTCTATTGCAACCACCAACGTGGTAGACGGGAGTTCGTCTTCAACAATTGACATATTTCTTAAGAGAACTTCATCACCAAAACTTGTGCTCACGTACGGTTCAGTTGATTACGCATCCATGACGGCTGCTGGAATATCTACAATTAATCAAGAAACTCTTGTAAATGCGGGTGTTGCTCCGCTAATGAAGGTAACTACTGTCATTGAATCAGATCAGGATGAAACCTCTCTGAGAACTTATACGATACCAAAAACTGCAAATACCGGTGGATCCTTTATGGTTATTACCGACCACATGGGGCAAACTGAAAAGGCGGATCCGGGACTAGCCGCGCTTCCTCAAAACCTAGAAAAAGGTAGAATAGTTTTAGAAAAAGTGGTAGCGCATGAAGTTGTTAGAACTGGTAGACTAAGAACTGACCAAACGCCGGATCCAGGATTTATTCCAGGTGCAATTTTTTCCGGAAATTGGATAGCTTATCCAACTTCTTATGAATTATTACCAATACATTATGTTGCCGGGAAAAACGTGACAGATTTGGCATGTGAGCAAATTCTCAATGACCCTACCAATCTTGTAGGAGGCGGTGATGCCCTTAATATCTATGGTGCACAAATCAGCCGTAGCCTTGAATCTTATTGGGACATAGACAACACTACATTTGAATCGCCTTACAGAGATGCAGGTACAACTACGCAGGAAGTATTTAATAAGAGCGAAATACGATATCGAAGACTTAACAGCAATTATGTAATGCTAGACTTTAACATTGATGTTAAAGCGCTTGCTTTTGATACACTGATAAATTGTAACCCCGCGGAAGATGAGTGGAATGATCACGGAGACACTGGTGCCATTTTAGGTGCAAGAGTCACCGCATTTCCATCAGTAACAGATCCATTAGCGGCATATGTACATTCGCCTTACGCGCCTGGACATTTACTATCATCAATATCATATTTCCCGCTTGAAGGCCGTCCAGAAGAAGCTGCCAAAAATGTTTGGGTTGGCGTTGATGCCCGTTGGGTGCAATACCTGCGTTTTTCTTACAATGTACAAGATGATGCGTTTAGCGCAGGTGTAGATGATCCGTACTACTATGAAAGAGAATTTGGAGGTGGGCCAGCATTTAATAACTGGAATGAATATCGCGCCTGGTATCATGGAACGGGTACTGTTGGCGCGTCTGGAGGATCCGCCTTTTTGGACTTTAATTACCGAAATTTATGGGGAGCCTTTGGTTACAATCAAACGGATTCTATTACATCAACCACCGACTTTCCGCTTTCTCCAGCTTTTGGCGGAACTGGATATGTTCAACCAACTGATGGGACGCCGTACTCTCCTTGGACAACTGGTATTGCACCATTAGATGAAACCAGCTATAAATTAGATGAATGCATAAAATACTGGAACGGGCGACTCAATGATTGGTTTTACAGTAGATGGATTCAAACCGATACATCTTCAGGACCACCAACACCATCGGCAAACTGGGATTCTCAAGGCACAATATATACTGGAAATGCTACAAATCTCTTTACGCCTGACACGCCATTTGAAAATGCGTATCCTGGGTTTTCTGGAGCTGGTTCTACTTTTACCAATTCAGAAGCAATTTCTTCGTCTTCTTTTGTATGGCCCGCAACTCCGGGTGAGCGTACCGCATCCCAAACCACTCCAAACAATCCTTGGATAAATCAATATGCTTACAAGCTTCTTTGGAAATGGTGGCAGCCTTTTAATTGGTCCCTCGCTTTCCCATCATCTTCATTAAACACTCCACAGTTTCTCTATACCGAACATACCCGATCTTTTGATGCCATCATTAACAGGGCTTTTGGAGATCGTGCTTGGGTTCGTTCAGGAAATATGCAATGGAAAGTTACACCAACAGGGAAAGGCACAGCTACACAAGAGACTGGTGTAGGAACCGCCGAAAAGAGCGCAGACAATGTAACATTTGTAATTGAAGTTATGTTTGACCAACCGCTGTTTGTTTCCGGCCGCCAAATTTATGACTTTGGCAACAATAATGGTTCTTATGCAAAAGATCCCGAAGATCACTGCTCTGACGGTACGGTTACCGCTGGAAATTTGGCAAATTACAAACAACATGTTCGTAATCAAATACTCTTTAGTGGAGCAACCTATGTAACTGATGGTACTAGTAGTAATGATATTGGATATTTAAGCCCGCTAAGCAACTTAACAGTTCGTGGACAAGCAATCGTAAAATATAAACCAACGCAGTACTATGAAAGTTCTGAAGTAACTGGAGGATAAATGATGAAAAAAGAAAACAAAATAGACTGGGCTTGGATAAGCCGAAATCTAAACTTGGTGCTGTTTATTGTAATTATAGTGCTCATATTGTTCTTATTACAAAAATGTAATGGCAATGCACATTTGAAACAGGCGGTAGCCAACGGAAAACAAAACCAAAAGGCTCTACTTGATAGCCTACGCCGGGTAAAAAATCGTGCAGGAGAATTGCAGGCGGAAAAACTTACCTTGATTGCAACTGCAAAGGAATTGGAACTCTTAAATAAAGGTTTGTATGATGAGGTTAAAAAGCAAAAAGGAACTGTCATACAATTAACGGCAACCAACGCAGAGCTGCGTAGTACCATACGTGGATTGCAAACTAACTTAGAACCTGAGACTACTTATGTGTATCTTGGTGAAACACCGCGATGGCCAAAAAAATATCGATTAAACTGGTCTTATGATAGTACGTATTCTGCAGGAAATTATACAAAACTTTCTGGGTTTTCGCGAATTAGTCTTTTGAATGATAGCACTCTTTTACCGGGATTGACTGACATTACAGAAAACACTCAAGGATTTAAGCTCATAACAGGTTTGCGAAAAGAAGGCGATGATTATCAGATATTTGTAAAAAGTGACCACCCTGGGTTTAATGTGAGTAACATTGAAGGGGCAATTATACCAGGAAAAAACAATCCGCTTTTTGATCAACCTAAAAATTGGGGTTTAGGCGTTACGGTAGGTCCTAACTTTTCATACGGATACGGAATTGGTGGACAAGGCTTATTTGTAGGTGTTGGCGCCACATTTGGCATACACTATAACATAATCAAGTTTTAAGATGGCAGGTACCTCGGCTTATATACAAATCAGTCAGTATGCACTATTAGAGTATCAATACACTAGTGAACTAATACCGCTAACAACCTCTCCGGGAAGTGCTGGCGCTTTACGAATGGAAAATAAGTACATGGGTACTTACCAGTTTCTAAATACAAGTCAATCAGTTGACATTACTGGAAACGTTTTAGACCGCAGCGCGGGGAGAAAAGGCAATAATACCAATAGGTGGTCATACTTTGACATTGATACAGCGGTGCCAGTTTATCAAACAAACAGCAATTTTGTCTTAACAACACAAACAGGAAATCTATCTTCGCTATCAGGTAGGTATGATTTAGTAAGGCTTCACATACTTTCCGGGTTTGACTTTCCTGGCCTGGATGGATTGATATTACAGGTTCAGTGGAAGCAATGGTCTCTCAATTCATCTGAAGGAAATACCTTATTTGATGCCTGTAATCAGGTGTATCTTAAAGGACAAGAGCAAATTAATTTTAACGCAACACCACTGTTTCTTGGTGATAGGCTATATGACCGATACATTGATGTTAAAATTCCTGCTCTTTACGATGTAAATCAAGACTTTTGGAATAGTCCTACGGCGGCTAACACGATAGGTTTTAACTACACATTCAATAACGTAGGATTCTTACAAAATTCTCAGGTTTTGTTTAATCTCTATGAGATTGATAGTTCTGAAACTCTAAATGGCAATCTAGAACTGATAACCGGAAATTCTTTTAAGGCTGCCGTAAATCCTGCCGACAATTATTCTCAACTAGGCCTAGTAATACAAGAAAATGCAGAAAACGATTACATTGAATACTATCCAACCTGGAATGGAAGCTTTTTGGAAACGTACATCAATGATCTAAATTCAGTAGGTGGAGACTGGGTGGTAATTAACCAATTAGATGTTTATGAACAAGTTGGAACAAGCTCACTCAGAACAGCCAATATGACGATGTTGCAGGACACCAACTTCGACCAACCGTCGATATACCGACCCGTGATATTGAATTCATCTCTGGCCTTCTCGTACACCATAGATTACACCATGCGGTTCTTTAATCGTGTAGATAACAGTGAAATCATTCGCAAATCTTCCTACACATCAACCGATGTTAAAAAATACGGAAGACAACTTGATAAAATTAATGTGTTACAGGGTTTTGCTCCGGTTAAGGTATATAACAAAATAGTGCAGATGCAACAATCCGACACTGAAAAACTTTCAGGTCTTACTATTCCAAAGCAGGTAATAACACAAAAAATAGTAACTCCAGTTTTTTACGAGTTTAATAACGTAAGTGTTGACAGCACAACAGAACTAAGCGCAGTTTTAGGGGAAACTGTTTATCCACAAGGAACCAACACAATATATTTAAGCAAGTTTGACAACCTGGTTAAATTTAAGATATTTACGCTTTCTGCGGATAAAAAGCAAAACGTTTCACTGGATATGACATCCTTTATTGGTAACGTGGTTTTAAGTTTTAATACTATTGATAACAATCGTTTGAGTGTACCTGCATACATTGACATAAATTTGGCAGACCCTTCGATGGGTGAAGTGTCATTTAGAATCGATTCGTCAACCTCAATTAAAATACTCTCAAGTCCACAAAAGGAATACTTTATTGTAAACCAAACCAATCCAGAAACAGTGATTTATAGTGGTAAGTTTGATTCTATCGAAAACCGCATCAGTGGTCAAGAAAAAAATGCGCTTAATTTAGTTCAATCATTGGAATCACAAATCGCTTCACAGCAAAAGAGATTAGATGACATTAATGCAAAATTAGCTGCCGCAAATACGGCCAGGCCAAATACAACAGCGGTGGTTAGCCCGACTCCCGCTAACACATCTTCTGCTGCCACCAGTGCGTTGGAAGGCGAAAATCAAAAGGCGGCAATCATTAGTCAACAAAATCAAGAATTACTAAATTCTGCATATTCAGCACAGCAAGAAGCAATTAGAATAGCAGCAGAGACTGGCACTAGACCAAACCTTATAGAAATACCTGGAACGGGTGCTGGATCCTCTTTTAGTTTGATAAATAACATTACGCCTGCTGTACAAAACCCGGCAAAACCAAAAACCGGTTTTAACCCAGCAAATAACCCAACAACGCAAGGTAACACACGCATATGATATTAAATAGCCGGAACAACAATTTTTTGGTAAGGTTCCCAAAGAACTTTTTTTATCCATCAGTTGTTGATAAGTACACAACCTATCTAAAGAGACTACCTCTTCCTTATGATAACATTCCTGATTACATGAGTGCAAGTATACAATCAGTTTCATTTCCAGCCTTAACGGCAGAAACTGTTGAGCAGGTTCTTTATGAAGAGCCCGTTACAGCAAAAGGCGGAAAACGAATTGAACGGTATCTTGATAGGTCAATTAATATGACTCTAAAGTCATACGAAGGCTGGATCAATTATTGGATCTTTTTTGATCAAATGTTTGCCTACTATGATCTTGACAACAAGGAAAAATATCTGCCAGATTTAACGCTTTCTTTTCTTGACCACACTGGTTTTGAGTTTGTTGCAGTAAATTTCCAACAAATTACAATGACTGGCATCTCCGAGCTGGAACTTAACTATGCTTCAAATACTGCAGAGTTCCGTAACTTTACCGTTAATTTCAAGTACAATTACATCAATATCATGAAGAGACTGCAGAATTACTAATAATATATAGAAAAAGAAACGCTATGAAAACATTTGACGAGGCACGAAATCTGCCGTTTTTACAAGAAAGCGTAGATTTAGAGTATTTGACTGAATCTGAAAAGTTAGAAGCAGAACGAATCTACAAAGAAATACAGGAAGCCGTAGAAATTCATGGAATTAACGGTATCAATGAAGGCATCATCAGCTCCATTATTGGAGGCGCAGCCGGATTTATTATAGGACCTACTATTGGAAAAATTATAGCAAATGCATTAGGCGTTGAAAAGGGGATTCTTTTTGATATGCTTACATCCCGATTGGTGTCTACCGCGTTAGGTGCAGCAATTGGAAAAAACATTGGAAAATGATTATAGGTATTGACTTTTCAATCAAAAGTCCAGCCATTACTGTTAAAAGTAATTTAGGTACAATTAGGTATCATTCATTTCCCAGAAGGTCGGTTATCAAAGAAGATTTTGCAATAACACTTCAAAAGTATGGCGTAATGCTTCATGTTCTTGAAGACGAAAAACCTCTTTCAAAAAGTGCAAATTTAACAGACCGCGAGAGATCTTCTATGCACGACTCACTAATGGAAATTGACGCTATTGTTGAGGTCCTTCGACAATATCCTATTGATGATGAAACCTACATAGCAATTGAAGGTTTTTCTTTTGCCTCTACCGGAAATAGGCTTGCACAGATTAGTGGATACCAATGGGCATTACGTACAAGACTTATTAGAGAGTTGGGTGTTAAGATAGAAAACATTTGGTTGTTTTCTCCAATGACTGTTAAGGCCACTGCTGGAAAGGGAAACTACAAAAAGGAGGAAATGATTGAGGAGTTTATTAAAGCCTCGCCGGCAGACAGTAAATTTGCTAGAATGCTAAGAGACGCCCCTGCTGAATTTCAAAATAAAAAAGGAGGCTGGTTAAAGCCGCTTGATGATATTGTGGATTCATATTGGGTTGCTTGTACTCTAGAAAAAACTATTTCAAAGGCGTGAATATAAAGTTATATGGAACAAATTACAGAAATACCATTTTCAGAGGAGCATCTCCAAGAGATAGCGGAGATGGTGGAAGCATACAATAATTTGTATAAAGACTTGCAAGAACTGGAAACCTGGGTACAACACTTTTTAGCCGAACAAAAAAAGGTGGTAGAATCCCTGACAGAAATAAGAAAATACGAAGAGATATTTTTTATCAATACTTCTAAAGAATTGGGAATCCCAGCGGAAACCCTAAAGAAGATGGCATCTAATATAGCAGCTTCTAAAGAAGACTAAAACCTTTTACCGTGAAAGTATATAAGCGATACATTAAAAATAAACAAAACGGAAAATTGCAACGGTACATGCAAGGACCCGTATAGCTGAAAAGGACCTAAGAATCTAAAAGTCAGTCAATAACTCAAGTACCTCAAAGAACACTAAAAACTAAAAGAAAGTAAAGACATGGAAAATCTAAATGACATTTTCAACCTATCGGTAGACGACTTCAAAACTGAAGAAAAAAGAGCTACCAGCAATTTCAAACCTGATGCAAATTCTGGGCGTGACGGAGTATACAAAGCTGTAGTTCGATTCTTGCCTTGGCATAAAGATCCTAAAAAATCTGTCATGAAAAAATGGTCTTGTTGGTTAACCAATCCAGCAAATGACGAAGCACGCATGGTAGACTGCCCATCAACTGTTGGCAAAAAATCTGTACTCCAGGATATGTTCTGGAAATTCAAAAAATCTGATTCAGTTGCTGAGCAAAAAATGGCTGAGAATTTTTCTCGCCGTCAGCGTTTTGCCTCTTTAGTACAGATCATTAAAGATGACAATGCTCCTGAAAACGTTGGAAAGATTATGGTATGGTCTTATGGCGTAAAAATCTTTAACAAATTACAGGCAGAAATGAAGCCTGAGTTTGGAAAGCCACATATTCCGTTTGACCTTTTTGAAGGCAAACCGTTTTTGGTTCATATTACCAAAGTGGCTGGATATAACAACTACGACAACTGTCGTTTCCTTGATGAGCGAGTTCCAATTTCTATTGAAGGCAATGAAATGCAAAAGTCTGCTGATGATATGGAAAAAATCAAAGCATTCTTGGAGCAATCACCAGATCTTGGTATATATGATTACCAGGAGTGGGATAACGCAACCGAGGACTTTGTAAATGACGTGATTCGCAACACTGTTCCAGGCGGACGAGTAGTTGCTAGCGTTGAAAAAGTTAATCGAGAATCTGTAGCCTCTTCTCAACCGGCTACAACAAAAATCACCGAAAAATCTGCTGAGCCACTACCAAAAGTTGGTGAAGTCTTCGATTCTTTGAATCTTGATGATTTTGATGGCGGCTCTTTTGACGACGAGCTTTACGGTTCAATTTAATTTTTAACAGATGGAGGAGAACGGGCAAAACTCGTTCTCCTTTTCTTTTGAACCGAAAGATGTAAACCCAACAGAGCTTCAAGCCAAAATTTATTCGGGCATACAACAAATCCTTGAAAAACGTTTTTCGGAGCAAGAGAAAAGGAGAATTTCTGAAAAATCAGGAAGATTAAACTTTGCATGTCCATATTGTGGAGATTCATATAGCGAACTTCATAAAAAACGTGGCAATGTATATCTAGAAAATTACGGCTATCATTGCTATAACTGTGGAAAACACACAAGCATTCGTGGAATGTTTAAGGATTTTTCTCAAAGACTAAATCCAGAAGAGCTTATTTATCTGCAAAGCCAGCAGGCAGATTATTCCCCTACAACAAAAACAATTGATCCATTCGTCTTCCTGGATAAAGGACTTATAGAGAAGGTTTCATTTAGCAGACAAAAGTTGGATGAATTTTATGGAGCAGAACCGATAGATGGAAAAAAGATCTTTTGGTATCTTAAAAAGAGGATACAACCAGAATTTACTAAATTTTCTTGGGATGAACGTAAAGAGAGACTTTTCATATATCATATAATACCTAATACCGATAAGGTGATTGGGTTTCAGGTAAGAAACTTTAAGTCTTCTCCAAAGTATATGACATGGAAACTCACGCGAATTTATGAAGATTTAGGAGTTTTACCTTCTGAGGAGGCTATTGAAATTGATAAAATTTCAACAACCTTTGGAATTATGGCATTAGATTTCCAAAAGCCAATCACGGTTTTTGAAGGCCCTCTTGATAGTTTTCTTTTCAAAAATGCGGTGGCTACATGTTCTTCCAAAATTGATTTCCCTCTAGAAATGGGCAGCATTCGTTATATGTATGACTATGACATAGCTGGGAGAGAGGCCGCAATGGAAAAGCTATCAGCAGGCTATCCGGTATTTCTTTGGAAAAAATATCTACAAGACGCAGGCATACCACACAACAATAAAAAAATTGATCTTACAGATCTACTCATATATGCACAAAGAAAAGCCATCCGATTGCCACGACTCGGAGAATACTTCTCAGCCGACAGATACGACTCCTATTGGATCTGATGATATCTGGTTAGAAGAGAAGCATCCTCTTAAAGGCATTGCAGAATTCAACACAAATTTAACCGATATAAATATACTGTCCTCTTTTGAAACAGGCGAACCTCAAAAGCGGAAAGAAAAAATAAAAGCAGATGTCAGAAATAACAGAAAACAGAGAGGAAGTCTCTTCTAAAAATGACGTTTTATACACCAGGTTTTCTACGGAAAGAACTGGATGGACAGAGAAGGTGGCATCGCTTTCGGAGAGGCTAAAAAACATTTACGATCTTGCAGAGCTTCTTACCGACCTATACAGCCAACGTCAAATAGCTGGTGATTATGTACATGAACTGGTAAGCCATGCGTCTCGTCTCAATCGCGTTTACCGGGAAAGAAAGCGTGAACGATACCTTCACTATACGCAAAATTTTGATTTGCGTCTGGAAAAGGACTCAAAACTGCTATTTATTGATGTAGACTTGGCAGACCTGGTAGAACGCAGAGAGATATTGCAAAATCACTTAGAATTTATGCGTGAAACACTTCGTAGCATTGATACAATTTGCTATGGCGTAAAGCATAGAATTTCTTTAGAAGAATACAGAAGAGGATGATGGATAAAATAAAAAGAATAGACACGCCACACGGAAGAGTGTACATGGTAAAAGACGGTGGAGAAATAAAACTCTATCCGTCGGTTACAACGGTTCTCTCTTCAGAGCCACAGCCTTGGCTAGAAAAACTTGCCTCTGATATCGGGGAAGAGGAGTTGGCAAAAATTTCAAAAAGAGCAGTAAACCGCGGGACTGTAATGCACACCTATTTAGAAAACTATCTTGTATGCATAGGCTATAGAGGTCCGGGCGAAGGCTGTTTACTCTATTCGCAAAAGAAGACGGCCAAAGACTTAGAAGGCATTTATGATGAGAAAACCATGGAACGTGGGAGAAATCTTTTTTATGAAATGCTAGGCTCTAAACTCTTTGAACAAATGAAAAAACCTCTTTTTTCTGAAAAGTTTTTGTGGTCAAACAAATGGGGGTTTGCTGGCACAGCAGACTTTGGATATGAAGATTATGAGGTGCTACAAGGAGGAAACGAAGTCATAATTGGAGACTTCAAAAGTGCAAGTTCCCCCAGAAATGAAGAGCAGGTTAAAAAATACAAAAAGCAACTTGGGGCGTACTCTATTGCATATGAGGAACGTACAGGCCGAAAGGTAAAGCGTGCGGAGGTGTGGATTGCTTATACAGAAGGCATCCAAGAAATTATTTTAGAAGGAAACGACCTTGAAGACGCAAAGAGTGAATTTATTGCACTTTGCAAAAACTATCATCAAAATTGGAATAAAAAACCTATACTTGAATACTTAAAGTCTCTTGAGGCATCTAAAATGACCGCGCATGGAAGTGAAGGCTGAAATAACACCAGACAATAGATTTCTACAAATAATTGAATGTAGTGAACTTGAAATAGATCAAATAAGGCATTCCTTTAAGAAAAGAATATCTAACTGGCGGTTCCATCCTTTTGCAAATAAATAGGTAGCATTGAATGATATATAAAGAAAAACAATCTTTATGTTCATCTATAAAGTTACTAATTTGCTAAATGGCAAAATCTACATAGGCCAAACTCATTTCAAAAGAGAAAATTATCTAGGTAGTGGAAATTTAATATTGCAAGCCGTAGAGAAATATGGGCCCGAAAACTTTGTAAAAGAATACATTGATGAGGCTTCAACTCAGGAAGAATTAGATGAGAAAGAAAAGTACTGGATTAAATGTCTAGACTCGCAAAATAAAGAGATTGGATATAACATAGCAGAAGGCGGATGGAATTGCTTTACCATGAATGACGAGATCAAAGAAAAGATATCGCATACGCTAAAAGGTAAATACATTGGAGAAAACGCTTTTAGATACGGAATGAAATTAACAGAAGAACACAAAGACGCTATTAGTAAAGGCAACACTGGCAAAAAACTATCCGATGAGACAAAGAAAAAATTGTCAGAAGCACACACTGGCAAAAAACTATCCGATGAGACAAAGAAAAAATTGTCAGAAGCACATAAAGGAAAAACTCTTACGGTAGAACATAGGCAAAAGATTAGCGAAAATGGCAAAGGCAGAACTTATACAGAAGAACAAAAAGAAAGATTACGAAGTGCTAATCTTAATAAGACACAACTTCATTCAAGAACTATTTCCGCTTTGTGTATAGAATCTAATATGGAATTAAATTTTAATAACATCTCTGCGGCTGCCAGGCATTTTAATGTGTCAAGGCACAGAGTAAAAAACAATCTCATAGAAGGGTGGTTATTAGAAGTAAATGACCCTCTTTGTGATATTAGGCATCTTAAAAAAAATAAAAATGGAAGTGAAAGCTGAAATAACACCTGACAATAGATTTTTACAAATTACAGAATGCAGTGAACTTGAAATTGAACAAATTAGACATTCTTTTAAGAAAAGAATATCTAACTGGAGATTTCATCCACTTGTAAAAAAAAAGTCTGGGATGGGTACATTTCATTTATTGACAAATACAATCGTATACCAGTAGGCCTTTGGAATGAGTTAAACCAGGTATGCGCAAAGTATCATTTTAAGTTGGAAGTGGATGGGTTTTCTCGTGTTATTGATGAAGACTTTGATGAGGCTGATTTTCGTAGTTGGGTGGAGGAGTTTTTTTCCGACCATCCAAAAATTAAACCTCGTGATTACCAAATTGAGGCATGCATTCCTATCTTAAAATATCGTAGAAGTATTAGTGAAATTGCAACTTCTGCTGGAAAGACCCTTATCATGTTTATGCTTTTCGGATACTTGGTTGACAGGGGAAAGGCTAATCGAATGCTTATTATTGTCCCAAATACAAATCTTATTATTCAAACAAATGAAGACTTTGAGCTTTACAATAATGATAAGTTAGAGTTTGTAACGCAACTAATTCACGGAGGAACGGACAAGACAAAAAAGGATGTCCATCTGGTTATTGGAACATATCAATCTTTGGTAAAACGTGAACCTTTTTTCTTTGAAGGGATTGATGCAGTTTGCGTAGATGAGGCGCACCACACAAATGCAAATTCAATAAAGAAGATACTTGTAAATTGTATGGACTCTAAATATGCGCTAGGGCTATCTGGTACAATGTTGCAAAACGGAAGCACTGAAGCTCTTACAATTC